GTTGCGGACTTGGGCTCGATACCGGCCATTGAGTTTGTTTTCAACGGCATTTACAACCCTCCAACGGATACTGCGTTGCCGGCGGTGACATATGCCAATCAGGGGCCGCCAAGTATTTTCAAGGCTGGCAACACAGGTGCTTTTGCCCTGCTTGGATTCCGTGGCTGTCTTCGATCAGTCGTCATGGAATTGGGCAACGAACTGATTTTTCGTGATCTGCTCAACTGCCATGAGGAGGTATTCATCACGGGTCGTGACGTGAATGGCAGCGTTGAAATAGAGGCGCCAGTCTTAGCTGGGGTCAGTGGGAAGGATTTTTTCGCTGCAGCGCTGGGCGGCGAGATGGACCTTGTTGACGCCTTATTGACCGAGGATTCTTTCGATTTGCTTTACGAAGATTCCGGGCGTATTTACCTAGATCCCGCCGACTCAGCTGCAGGTGATTTGTCCTTCATTCATGGAAAGACTGCTGGAAATCTGGTGGCGCTGCTGTCCAGCCGAATTGACTTGGTGGATCCTGACTATGAAGACGCAGAGAGCATCCAAGGCCTTTCCATCCCATATGTGGCAACGCCATCGACCAACGGCAACGACGAATTCAAGCTGGTTTTTGCCTAGCCCGGGGCTGCGCAGCGCATTTAACCAAGGCGTAAGGCCATTTTTTTTGTTTGACTGTATGCTTGTAGCAGTCCAGTACCTCACATGACTTTTATCCGAAAGAAGGTTAAAACCTTCAAGTGGCCCGTCACGGTGGAAGAGCCGTCTGATGGCGGCACCTTTGACTCCAGCACCTTTGATGCCACGTTCAAGCGGCTGGGCCGCAGTGAGTTCGCCAAGTTGAGCGAGAAGGGCGACGTGCAGATGCTGCAGGCAGTGCTCGTCCACTGGGATGGCATGGATGATGAGGATGGCAAGCCCATTCCGTTCTCGCAGGCAGCTGTCAAGGAATTCGCTGATGATCCCTACTGGATCCGTGGTGTACTGAAGGCTTACACCGAGACCTTCAACGCGGCACGGGAGGGAAACTAAGAGACGCTGCGATCCACTGGGCAGGGGGTGCGCAGCCGGTAGATGACAAGACGGATGATGACGCCAAGGCATTTGGCTTGATCCTGCCCATTGAGAACAAGCCCTCAGAGCCTGAGGGTTTTGTGGTTTGGGATGACAACTGGGAAACAGTGATGATGTTCCTGCGTATGGGTACGCAGTGGCAGGTGAGCATGGCGGGCTACACCGGGATGAAATATGAAGTGCTACTGGGTGCCGGAGGGATGTTTGAGCTTTATGATGTCAAGGACCGGCGTGGCATGTTGGAAGACCTGCAGATCATGGAGACCGCAGCCCTAGCCGAGCTTCACAAGGAGAGAGCCAATGGCTAGGAACCGGATTGAGGAGCTGCTGGTTGAGCTTAAGTTCAAAGGCGGGGAAGAGCTTAAAAAGATTTCCGGAGGGTTCCGTGAGCTAGCAAAAGCAGCCAATCTGGCTGATGCGGACATTGAAGATGCAAGAGCAAAAATTATTGATTATGGGAAGAGCCTTGGCAATACCAATCAAGCTGTAAAGGGTACGATCCAAGCGCTCAAGGCGCTGCAGGAATCTACGCAGCGCGGTGGAGAGGCATGGAACAAGCTTTCAAGTGATGTCCTTCAGTTTGAGCAGGCGGCTCGACTGACTGACCGGGAAATTGAATTACTGCGGCGCGGAATTGTTGAGGAGGCTAAAGCGCATGATCAGTCAGAGACTTCAATTCGTGCTCATGTAAGAGCTCTCCAAGAGCTTCGTGCTCAGTCTGTACTGGGCGGTCAAGTCAATAGGCAGCTCAGCCAGACCATTGGCCAGCTAACGCAACAGCTAGACCAAGCCGAGCTGGCAAGCCGGGCGCATTTCAGTGCGTTGAATCAGGCGCTTGCGGTGCGACCTGATGCTGTCCTTCGCCAATGGCAGGCATATACGCAAATCCTGCGTGATGTACGCGCCACTGCTGAGCAGGCTGCTGAAGCGCAACAGCGCTTGAATCAACTTGCTGGTGCGCCACGCATCTCAGCTCGTCGTGAACTTGTTGCCAGGGCTGGCATTCAAGCTGATCCCGCTTATCAAGAGCGCTTTGGTCTGGGTGGGCGATCCCTTGAGGCGCTGCCTGATGTGCCGGCAGCTCTTTCTCTGAGACTGCGCGAATTACAGGAAGACCTTAATTTTACGACTCGCAATACAGGCCTGTATATCAGGACCTTGGTTGAGATGGCTGCTGTGCAACGGCAGGCATCTGCTACCACGCAGGGCTTTGCTGCGGCATTGCGTGAGCAGTTGGCATCTGGAGAACTGCCACGCACGCAAAAGAATTTGCAAGAGGTCATTGGCGCTCTGCGGCGCGAGATGGTCGAACTTGATACAAGCACTGCTACTGGTTCGCGTGCTTATGCCGAGAACGCGGCGCAGGTGCGTGTACTGGAGCGTGAGTTAAATCAACTTGCCAATAGCTACCGCAATGTGGCGGACATGGCTGTGCAAGCCGCCACGGCTGAGCGCAGTGCTGCGACGGCACGTGTGACGGCGCTGTACATGAACAATCGCGCTGTGCGCGATCAAGCGCAGGCGATGAGTGAGTTGGGCAATGCAGTGCGTTCTGGCATTGCTGGCACGCCATTGATGCTGCCCGCTGCTGGGCAAACCAGCGCCCCAGGCACTGGATTGCAAGTCAGTGGTGGTGCTCGTATTGGCGGGCCTTCTGGCAATATCCAGAGGGTGCTGACACCTGGCACGTTCCCAGGCGAGCGTCAGCAAGGGCCTGAAATATCGCCTGAGCAGGCAGACAGGAATCGTCGTGCCTATATCTCTCAGATTGATGCTGAGCGCCAGCTTCGGGAGGCAAGAGAAGCTTCTGAAGCGCAGCTGCAGGGCTACAGGGCTGAAATCAGTAAGGCTGCGCAGGCCAATGATGGAAGCATCAACAGCATCCAGCGTTACCGCGATTCGCTTGTAACGCTGCGCAATACGCTCCCAGCCACGGGCAACGAATTCAGGAAGTTAAGTTCTCAAGTTGAGAGGTTGGATGCGCAGCTTGAGCGTGCGCAACGCCGCCGCCGTCGCTTGAGCGCCATGGAGGCCACTCAAGCGGCTGGCGCTGTCATCAGTGGCGGCATCTTTGGTGGTCCTGAGGGCGCCATTGGTGGCGCAATCGGCACAGCAGTTGGCGGCGTGCCTGGCGCCTTTGCTGGTGCTGCCATTGGTGCGCAGGCAGGAATGATTCGGCAATCGCTAGGCCAGATGGCGGCCTTCACGGCTGAAATCGACAAGCAGCGGATTGCTCTGCGCAATGTGGTCGGCAGCCAAGCTGAGTACGAAAAGAGCTTGCAATTTATTGATGCCACTAGCCGCCGACTGGCGATTCCTCAGGATCAGTTGAACAAACAATTCACTCAACTATCGGCCAGCGTGATTGGGGCTGGTGGCAATGTTGACGCCGCCAAGTTGGCATTCGAGGGGATTGCCGCTGGTATCCGTGGCACGGGTGGCAACTTGAATGACATGGAAGCTGCGTTGCGGGCCACAGCGCAGGTGTTTAGCAAGGGCAAGGTCAGCGCTGAAGAACTGCGGCAGCAAATTGGTGAGCGACTCCCTGGTGCGTTCACGTTGTTTGCCCAATCAATTGGGAAAACACCTCAGCAGTTGGACAAGCTGCTGGAAAGCGGTGAAGTCGGTCTTAATGACTTCATGAAATTTGTGCAAGCATTGAGCACCCGTTATGGCAGTTCTGCAAATGAAATTGCAGCCAGTAGTCAGGCTGCCGGTGATCGAATCCAGGTCACCTTCGCCCGATTGCGAGAAGCGGTTGGGCGTGAGCTGCAGCCAGTTGGGGCGCAGTTCCAGGAGATTGTTTCAAATATCTTGATTGAGAATGAGCAAAATATCATCAATTTTGCTACAAGTATTGCTGCTATCGCAAAAACCATTGCTGATAATTCTGGAGTAATTGTAGAAGGGCTTAAAGCTTTGCTGGGGTTGGGTGCAATAGCAGCCGCAATTCCAATTGCAACAAATGCTGCGGCGGCCTTTGTCAAGGTTTCTGCCGCTATCGCGCAAATGGGTGGCATTGCTGGCACGGCAAGTCTGGCTGTGCAAGGGCTGAAAGCTGCATTGCTTGGCGTATCGCCATTTGGCTGGGTGGCGGCGGGAGTTGTTGGCCTGGGGTTACTTGGCAAAGCAGTTTATGACACCAATGAAATCTTCAGGAACTGGGTTGACAACATTGGGAATGTTGTTGCGGGAGACTTTAGGCGTAGCATGGAGCAAATTAAAGAAGATGGTCAGACGGCTGCGAGTGATGTCGGACAAGCTTTTGAAAACTTAGGGGACAATCTCTCTCCAGCCGCGTCA